TGCTGTTATGCTTGTCGTAGCAGCCGTGCTACTCTATTATTTATATGATTATATGTTCAATGTTGCGCAGACTCAAGTGAAGGCTGCGATTGTACCGAGTCCGATTGCGTCTCCTACAACTATGATCCAGTATCCTGGCACAACACAGACTGATATAAAATTAGCTCAATATATTTTTACGGGTGGAGAAATGGCAATTACATTTTGGATGTATGTAACTGGTGCTGGAAGTGACACCACGAATAAGCGTCATATTCTGAATCTTGGTAGAACAGCAACAGATGATGCGTCAACCCTGATTGTTGCTATGGGAGGACTTACAAACACGATGTATGTTCACGTCAATGATGGTAGTTCGAGTAGTTTCGTGTTTAACAATTTCATGTCAATCACGCCTGATGCTGATTCGAACGCGCCGTGTAATGTACAGAATGTTGAGTTTGGGCGCTGGGTTAATGTAACAGTTGTCCTTAACAACAATCTATGCGATGTTTACATGGATGGTCGCCTCTCTCGCTCCTGTGTACTCAAGGGACAGTTCCAGGTAAATGGTTCCACAACAACACCGCTCTATTTCTTCTTACTCAATCCTGATGTTGGAACAGCATCTGCTCATGTAAAGACGGATTGGACAGGTAGTTTATCAGGTGTGAATTTCTACAACTACGCACTTTCCCCGGATGAAACCTATCGTATCTACATGGCAGGTCCTTCCGGCTCACAAGGTGATTTATGGTCAGCAGTTAAGTCATTCTTTGGAGCACTGGCACCGACCGCACCTGTAGTTCCGAAACCTACGTAAGTAGTCAACATATATTTACAAATGAGATGTCTAGTCAAGTCAACTCATTTGTGTTTGCTGGAAATGAATATCTACAGTTTGTAGATTGTGATGGAGGCACCCTTGAATACCAGTAGTGGAAACTTCATATTAGGAAATGGATTAATTCCGCAAATCCTTCTTGCACTTGTCACAGGTATAATAGTCTTTCTCATTTTTTTCAGCTTGGAGTCACTTGTAAAGACATATTACAAATATTCAATGGCAAAAACGGTTCTTGTTCCGAATACGATTATGAGCAATCAATCTATTGTTGTTCGTCAAGACCCAAGTGATCCGAAAGCTCAAATGCTTCTTCCCTCAGATAATGAGTTAACTGGTGTTGAATTCACCTACAGTTTCTTCCTCTTTGTTGACCCGGCAACCTTCGATACAAGTGGTGGTCTTAAGCACATATTCTACAAGGGCTACTCTACACCGTTCCCACTGCTTGGACCGGCTGTTTTCATGCGCTCAGATGAAAACACGATGAGAATCTTCATGAACTCCTACAAGTCATGGTATAGTTATGTAGATATTCAGAATGTACCGGTTCAGAAGTGGTTCTATGTAGCGGTTGTCTTCCGTGCGAACACTCTTGAAGTCTATATCAATGGAAATCTCAAGGGTCGTATCCCGATGGAGAAGACATACCCTTACCAGAACTACCAGAATCTGATTGTATTTGGGCAGAGCAAGTTTAATAGTCGCACAACACTTGGTAATAAGGTGACCAATCTTCAGGGCGTTGAAGAAGATTTCATTGTTACTGGAACCATGGCGGGTCAACTCAGTCGTCTCTGTCACTACAGATATGCTCTCTCCTTCGCTGAAATCCAGGCTAATGCGAATCAAGGACCGAGTTCAACTGTGGATATGTCGACGACACAATCTGCGAGCTCATATCTACAGAACTCCCTTGTAGATTCATGGTATACAAGCTAATAATTGGTTAATTAAAAAGACTTTACTACTGGGATTATAAATTCCGATATTAAAGCCTCATGAAATAGAAGGGATAATGACTGGTGGCGGTCTATTAGGACTTGTAGCATATGGTTCACAAAATGTGGTTCTCAGTGGGAATCCAGATATGACCTATTTCTATAAGGTATTTCGTCGGTATACGCATTTTGCTATGGAGAATATTGCACAACAAATGGATGGTCCCGACCAACTCTTTTACGACCAGCCCATTAAAGTTCGATTCAAGATTCCGCGTATTGCTGAACTAGTGAGTGATATGTATTTTACATTTCAGTTACCCGATATTTATAGCAAATACATTTCGCCAAGAGTACGGAGCTATCAATATGAATTTCAATGGTCAAAATACATTGGGTGTGCACTCATTCAGAATGCCGCATTTTTCATAGGCGGTCAGAAAATCCAAGAGTTTGATGGATCCTATCTACTTGCAAAAGCACTTGCTGATTATAAAACGGATGAATTTGCTAAATGGGAACGGCTGGTAGGAAATGTCGCCGAGCTTGTGGATCCTGCGAATGGTATTTACGCCGGCGGTACAAATCAGACTGGATATCCAAATGTAATCCGTGACCCGAGCCGTCCACTTGGCTCACAGATAAATCGTCCATCTCTCTTTGGGCAAACAATTCGAGTACCGCTCCCTTTTTGGTTTGCCGAGCATGCGGGTTCAGCCCTGCCTCTGGTGGGTCTACAGTATCATGAATGTGAAGTTCAAATTACTCTCAATCCAATCAACCAACTTTACACGGTGCTTGACGCATCAGGTTTTCGTGTAGCACCTGGTATTCAGACAAGTGCATCCTTAGCAAATATCCGTTCAAATCTTCCGGATTACACATCAATCGTTGATATTAGTGGGCAGGTTCGTTCTTTCTTAACCGATATGGGCGCAGATGTTCCTGCTCTAAATACCTGGAATCTACAACCTACCATTGAGACAACCTATATTTATCTCGCAGAGGAGGAAAGGACACTCTTTGCGACAACACCACTTTCCTATTTAATTCACCAGCTTACATGGTATCCCTTTCCAACAATTTATACACGCCAAATATTGGATCTTGAAACACATAATCCGATTGAACGACTTCTTTTCGTTAATCGTCGTTCCGATACACTTCAATATCGCAACGATTTCAGTAACTGGACAAACTGGTGGAACTATCCTTCAACGCCCTATCTCCCTCCACCTGGAACTGTCCCGCTCCTAACACAAGCCTTTTCATCTGGTGTGCTAATACAGTTCGCACAACTACAGATTCTACAGGGTCTACGAGTTCTCTGTGATGGCAATGAAATCCAGGAGATAAAACCAATTGATTACTTTACAAAAATCACTCCCTGGAAGTACACATCAGGAAACCCTGGAGAAGTCTTACCAATCTATAGTTTCTGTCTACATAGTCCAGATTTTCAACCTTCTGGTTCGTTGAACTCAAGTCGTATTCGTGTGTTTCAGGTTGAGGTGAATCCGTATACACTTCCACCAAATACGACATATGTGTACGATTTAACAATTTATGTTGAGTCAGTCAATTTTGTAGAATTTGCGTCAGGTATGGCTGGACTGAAGTATGCTCTATAAATAGGATGGGACAAGGAGCAAGTCGCATTATTGACAATGCTACATATAATCCCGATGTTCAACGTCAAAAAGCGGCGGACCAAAAAGAGGGCGCAAAGGTTCGTGATGAGTATCGCAATATACTTACAAATTTTCAAAAAGAGCTAGAAAAAGCTGTTATAGCTGGAGAAATTACACCCGAAGGAAGTACATTATTACAGGGTGTTATTGATACAGAAACAACTTGGTTGAAAAATAATCCGAATGCTTTGGCAGACACAATCTACGCAGAGATCCAAATATACAATGATGCATTATCGGCACAAGTAAGTGCTGACAGAATACGTATTGTTTTTTTTAATGCACTTAAGCTCTGGAACTACATACTTCTTCAACTGCAGAATCAGAATTTAATCTCTGAGGACAAAGCAGAAAAATTCCAAAAAGTACTTGACCAAAATCAAGTATGGTATACTAAAAATCTAAATTCATCTCTTGAAACACTCCAAGCGCAAATCGCAACTATCGTAACAAGCGCTGAGTCTATTCTAAATGAACCCGCAGCGATTCAAAAGATACAGACTGAAGCACAAGCAAGCGCAACTAAATCTTCAGGTAATCTTGATAAATTAATTGCCGACGCAGCAGCAGCAAAGGCTGAAAGAGATAAAGAAGAAGCATCAAAGTTTAGTGGCGACCGTGTTAAAAAGAAGGTCTGGGACCAAACAATGTCTGGAATTCAAACGATGCTCTACGTAGTTATAGGTCTCTATACAGGTTCCCTTGTAGCCAATGATTCACTTGTC